TGTGCACCTTCAGGGCCTGTTGAAGCCGCTGTTGCTACATAATCTACTGTTAAAAATTGTAGGTTACCTACTGATTCAGTATTGTTCTTTGTTGCTACTGGATGTGTTCTTGTTAATAATGCCATTTTGTATTTCTCCTAAGTATGTGGGAATTTGTTTCTTCCCTGCACTTATTTAGTTAAATTTACTAAACTTATTTGTCTAGTTTAGTGCCGGTAACCTGTTGATATAGGTTGTGTAAGTCAGAATTAACTATTCTTCTTGACATTTGTAGTAAACGTTTTTGCATCCATTTACGATCAGATGGAGTAGACTTTGTAGTATCTTGTACCATTCTACGCATACGCATTTGATCACCATCAAGGGCTGGAAACTTACGTTGAAGTATTAACATTAGCTGTGCAAAATCATTTGAATCTAGTTCACCTTGCGCCATAGATCTAAATACTCTTTTAATACGCATTTCAGGTACAGTTACTTCCCAATTATTAAATAACTTGTCGGCATACTTGTGTTGTTCAATTATCATAACTAACATGTTATATAAATCTGGCATTGATGCCCTAAAGCCATTGAAGTTAAGATTGTTTACTATCTCTTTTGCATACTTCACTGCTTTTGGTTTATCTAAATCGTATAATGATCGTAGCATTAATAAATGTGTAAACGTCTGGCTGGCAAGGTCGCTAACATTCTTACCTGTAAGTTGTCCTAACCTACGGTACATTCTTGATTCTATAATGTCTTTAATAAATTCCATTATTGTGAGTTCTTTGCAAAGTTTGATTTTGAAAATCTTAATCTATCTACAAGTTTGATACCACTAGTAACATATCCTTCATGTCCTGGTTCTCCATCAATACTTGCTTCTATGCCCGAATTGGCTCCATCTAACTGTCTAACAATTCTAGTCTTAATTGCACCTATCATTCTAAACAAAGTAAACACTAGTTCTAATGCACGTTCGTTTTCAGATAAGAATTTAGTTAGCCTTTCTAATTTTTGTGGTGTTACTTTAGTTGTTGCAAATTCTAAAAAGCCCTGTGCCATATTACTAAAGTTACCCTGGCGAACTTTTTCATTACCATATTGTTTCATTAATGCAGGTAAGTTAGCAAGTTGAAATTCACGCAGGCTTGCAGGATTAAACAATACATCAATCTTACCTGAGTTCTTTCTTATTGTTGATTCAAGTTCATTTAGTTGTGCTTCTGGTACGTCAACTGATGGTGTCTGAGACATTTTAGGACCTAATATTAATACTCGACCTTGTCCTAATTGTGCAATATCACTAAACGGTACTCCTGGGTCCTCTGGATTTTTCTTAAAGGTATGAACTGCTAAGGCCGCTACGCTATCGTCAATTTGTTGTCCTAGGTCTGTATCTTTATCTATTGCATAAGAAACTGTATTTGGTGTAAAGGTATACTTACCGTTGCTCTCATTGGGCTTGCCTACATATAGTAAGTCTCCCATTAGATAACCTTTCATTCCCTCAGGTGTCTGTGCCTCTAGTGCTGGCCATATAGTCTTGTACATATTAACAAGGTCACCTCGTTCACCACCACGTTGTTGCATTATCTTTTCTAATTGAGCTGGTGATGTTGCTAGTCCATTATAGCCTTTAGCTGTGAATCCACTTTTATCTGTTAGTACAAACTGTCCTTGTGTGTTCCGGCCAAATATTATTGCAGGTCTTCCGTCCCATTTAATTGTTATGTTCTCAGCCTGAGCAGGTAACGATCTCAATGTAGCTATAGCATTAAGTGCTCCTTGACTTGCTCTATCAAATATCATATCCTCAGGATGTTCTATACGGGCACCTTCTATGATAACTTGCATACCTTGTGACACAATGCGATCTCTTAGGCGTGCCATAAAATTTGCATCATTACTATCTTCTAAAACTAGGCCGTCTCTAGCAAACGATTCTTTAGCATCTGCTACTAATGTTTCATACTCTGGATCTTGTTTAGCTTTAGCTATAATTGTTTCAACTGAGCCTATGTCTTTTCGTGTTCCACCAATTAGTATCTTTGCAATCTCATCTGGATCAACTGATAACACTTTGTTGCTATCTCTAATTATAAGTCCGTATTTGTAACTCCACTTGAGCCCTCTTGCTTTAGCAATACTTGCTAATAGTATGTGCCTATGCACACCTTTAAATTCACTATTGCCGACAACATTTAAACTAAACTTTTGCCAGACTGGATTACCAAACATAAAGTCTGTTTGTACATAACCGTTCTTGGGATCACCGTTTATAGGTGCTTTGTAATGAACACTGTCGCCCGACTTAGCGATATCTTTATCGTCGATACCCTTTGCCTTCAATGACTGTATTAATTGGTCTTTTGTTATTTTTACAACGTCAACTGCTAGATCTAAGTCTCCACTGGTTGCAGTGTTTCCTGTACTACCTAACATATTATCTAATAGAGACAGTCCAGTAAGTTTTTCTAACTGTTGTACTGTTGGTTTGACATCCGCAAGGTTAATCCTTTGTGTTAAAGGCTGGCCGTTGGCATCTTTGAATACGTTGCCGCCTTCAAGTATTATCATGTTATAATGCCCTTGTTTTGGCCCCACTCAGCTCTAAATTTATTATATAATTCTAGTTGTTCTTTATCCCTTAAATCTAATTGCAAATTGCCTGCTGTGGCAATCTTATTAACAACGTTAAATGGGGCAGTATCTCCTGGTGATGTTTGTCCTTGTGGATTAAAGTTTGGTTTTCCTGCTGAAGGATCCAATGCGACTTTGCTTGCAACATTTAATATTTGTTGGAATGAATTTTCTGCTTCTCCAGGTTCACTAATTATTCTAGTGGCCATTGTGTCAACAACCTTGTTCAGCATATTTCCGCCGTTGGCTAAGGAATAAGATCCTAATAGATTATCGTCTATCCAACTTTTTAGTAGTCCTAGTAATTTGGCATTTGATAAGGGAGTGTAATTGTTAATACGTTCTAAATTTTGTTTCATCTTGCCCCAAGCTCTTGCGGCCACTTGCGACATTTGTGCTATTGCCTGAGCGTTTACACGAGTGTCTCTATTTTGTGTGTATCCTTGTACGGCCGCTTTGGCTCCTTTAACAAGTCGATCTAGTATCTCTGCTTCTGTAATTTCATTAATCTTCATCTTTACGTCTCACTGATCTATAAAACTTCTTAGGATCTCTAGTTTTAATAGCATTAATAAACTTGCGTTGAAGATCATCTGCTTGGGCTCTGTCATATGATGCTTCTATCTGTTCAAACAGATTGATTGCTGACTGTATAATATTACTCGCACGACTTTCGACGAGGTGTGTCTTGTCTTTGTTAATGTGCAAGTCATTTAACTCGTCTAATATACTTCTAGTTTTTTTTTGCATGGTTAGTTGTTCTCTCTAGTTTGTATATTTATCGTAACTCTATTGAGTTTTGATCTGACTTAACAAACTTTTTAGTTTACTGCTTTGAAGTTCAGCTGTGACCTTACCATCTTCTTTTTCTACAGTAGATGTACCATCTGCTACTGTGCTAGTGGCTTTAACTGAATCTATTATCTTACTACCGCTAGGTCCTTGTCTACCATAGTCGCTTTGTCCTTCTTCACCAACATCAGTAATCCGTAATGTGTCAACATTAAACTCTAGATCTACTTTCTGCCCCACACCACTTGATGACCTAGTCTTCATTAACTGTATTTGATAACGCCCACGTTCTCGCATTGCTCGACTTGTAAATATACCGAACACATTATCAGCAGTATTAATTTTACTCAATCCACCAGCAATATGGCTATGATCAAACTCTACTTCTTCAACTGCAGATCTGTTTAACTGAGATGCTGTAACAAATATAATATCTAATTCTTTTGCTAGATTACGTAGTTCTTCAGACACGTACTTGTCTTTAACAAATAAGTCGTTGGGAGATACTTTAGCACTTACAGGCATTAACAAATCTAAGTAGTCAACACAAAGGAAGTCTGGCTTCTTACCAGTTTGTATTTCTAATTCTTTCATGTATGCCCTGATGTCATTTACTGTTGACTGTGCTGGCATGTATTTGATACGTAAGTGTCCTGCTTTCTTGCCCGCTAACTTAACTTTCATTTCAACATTATCAATGTCTCTAAATATTTCTTTTGATGATGTGTTAGTCATCATACTGTCCATACGCATAGCACACAGTCCTTCACTTAACTCTAGTGTTAAGTAACAACCATTCATACCTTGCATTGCCCAGTTAACTGCTAGGTTCTGCATAAACAAACTTTTACCTGAGCCGGAGCCACCTGCCCATATCTGTAATTCCCCTCTGTTAAATCCGCCATACAATAATCTATCTAACATTGGCCAGCCGGTACTTACTTGTCCGTTGCTAGACTTAATTAGCAGTAGTCTACCCTTAGGATCTAAGAAGTAATCTGTCCCCATATCTTTTGTTAATGATATTTGTACCGCATCTTTGATTAATTTCTCTACAGGATCGTAGTCACCTTTTTCTAATAGGTCAGCTGATTTTAGAATTGCACGTTCTAGTTCTTGTCTACGTGTAAACTTTTCAAACTCTTCCATAAACCATTCATAATGGCCTTCTTTAAGATCTGGAATTTCGTCAAATCTAGTTTTAGTAACTGCTTCAACTTGTTTACGGTCTGGCATAACCTGATGTGTGTCAGCATGCTCTTTAATGAAGGCGGCCGCATTCACTAAACTTCTATCAAAGTTTTCAGGATTAAAGATGTTCTGAACCCTAACATAACTCAATGGGTCCTGTAACATCATTTCTAAAAATAGTTTTTGTACGTTAAGCCCGTAATCGTTTACCAAGTTTCTTCCTCGCTAGTTCAATTTTAATTTTACTTGTTTCTCTTGCTGTTATAATAGTTATCAATGTTCCTAATCTACCATATCGTTTTACTGCATCATTTACATCTTTAATTCCTGCATGCCATTCAGGAATACTAACAGCAAATCCTAATGCAATAGCACGATCAATTAGTTTAAGTCCTGCATCATCTTGATCTGGAACTACTATTATATCTTTACCTAAACTCTTTAATAATTGTGCTTGCTTGTTATTAATATCATTATGTAACAATGCTACACAATTCAAACTAAGTGCATCAAATACACCTTCAACTACTATAGCCTGTGTCCAATGATCTTGTTGTAAATCTGTACCAAACACATAGCCTGGCTGTTGCTCATTGATGAACTTTGGTTTCCGATCATCTAAGTATCTCGACGACCATCCAACTATTCTATCATTATATGTATATGGTATAACAATACGGTCTGCTTGTCTACCTTTTTGGTCTGGCGATATCATATATGGATAATCACCTGGGTCAACTGCTCTAGATTCTAGATAGTCAACATACCGTGTATCTGATTCTTCAATTAATCTCAACTCTTTCGGTAATTCAACATTGTTAAATGTAACTTCGGTGACCTGAGTTGTTCTATCTTCTACTAATTGTGTAATATCTTTGTTTTTGAGGCTTTCTAAGTTAAGAGCTGATATTGTTGCTTGATCTACACCGAACCAGGATAACAGTTTACGTACTTTGAAACTTAATGTACGACCTAGTTTGAAGCTAGCTTTGTATCCACAGTTAAAACAGTGATAGCTCCAGTCATGCCCATTTTGTTTTATACCACCACGTTGTCTTTTGTCAACATTATCACCATTGTGTTGGCAACACACAGCATTGAACGATACCCATCCACTGGATGTCCTCTTATGCTTACCTGGTAATATTGATATGATATCTAACATCAAGTTAGTATAACAGAATTTATCTCCGGAATCAACTGTTTTGAAATTATTTCATGCCCATTTTCATTAGGGTGCCCACCAGGTGATGTAATTAGCTCTTTTTCAGGGTGTCTAACTATCCAACTACAATAGTTACGCTCTGGCCAAAGCAGTGTAGGTACGTTCTGGGGAGTAGTCGGAGGCATAATATGGAATTGTATCATTGGTATGTGTAGTCTAGCACTTTTACCATCAAATAAGCCGACGGCTTGTTCGTAATTGTATTGGCGTAGTTCTTCACAGTCACTATACGCAATTAATTTTTTCCCTACGTCACGGAAATGATCAGGAATAACACTACTGCCATATTCTATCCAGGCTGAATGTATAAACTTGTTCCAGACAGGGTCATTTGAATAATATTTGTGCTCGGGGTCAAATAAACTGAATCGATCGTTGTCTGTTGTTCCGTGTAATACTAAACATTCTTCTGGATTAGATTCGTGTCTTAACCACCAAAGAAAAGTCCACATGGCACTTTGTAAACTACCGCCAGGGATTCCGAAATTTTCAACAGGTACATCGTAGTGCTGACCCAATAGACCTAAGAAGCAACGACTTTCTCTATAGTCAACATTCTGAGTCCAACAAGAATGTGCTTCTTTATCTTGTTTACTAAGGTTGGGGTCTAATAGTTCATCGCCGTAGATCCAACTGTCGCCAAATCCAACGATTTTTTTAATTTTGTTCAAACAGTACCTATCTTATTTTAAGTTCTGATATGCTACCACTTGTTTCTTCTATTCTCAATCTAAGATACGGATGGTAACCTGATACAGTTATATATCCAGTTGAACTCGTTGCGGTCAAAGAAATTTCACTTCCTAAATTGTACCATAGGTTATCATCTGCTGTTGCTCCTTCGACCTGAACACTACCTGTAAATGCACTAGGTTTGTATTGCAGGGATTGTACATCATTCGTTCCTTGCCACTCACTTGAATAATGAGTAGTGATTCCGTCGGAATCGAAGAAACTTGGAATAGTAACTGTCTGACTTTGTGTGTGTACTGGCATTATTGAATCTACAATAGTAACAACCCCTCGACCACCAAGATTGTCATCAACAAACACAGCATCATTTAGATCACTGGTTGTAAGACTACGCTCAATTGTATAGTGTGCTCTTTGCGTATCTATCGAATCTAATTCTTGTTCAGTTATTGTAACTGACGCAGTACCTAGAGTAGAACTTATATGAGTCATTGTTTTAGCAAGAATTAAATCACTACCCTCGCCATTAATCAACCTGAATGTAAAGGTTGCTGTGGAATTATTAACAGGTTTTTGGTCCTGATTAACAAATGTAAACACTAAGACATTGTCTGTGCCTTTGTGTAGTTTTAAATTTTTTGCATACACGGGATTGTACCTCATTGATGTTAGAGCCTGAGTGGTGTCACGTAATACCACTTGGTGTTTTTGCTTATATAAATAGACTTGAGTTGTAAACATATAGAGTATTTATCGATCAATGAGCCATGAGTTCTTTAAAGAGTTATCAGACAAGTATCCATTCATTACTGTAATTAGTTATGCTGGTGCAGAATACGTCGGTATTATGCAAAACAGGGACGCTACTGTTACTACTCTATACGACTTTGGCAGAATTGTAGACCTGAAGTTAAAAACTAAGTTCTTAGATCTTGCTAATGTCTGGTGGTGGGAATCAAATCGATCAATTCCAATTAATATATTCTTACGTGAAGAATGGAGTGTGTTCAGACCTTACTTACAGACATTTATTAATAAAGATTTAGTAATATTATTAGGCCCAAGTATTAGTTTAAGTGATTTAGCAAAGAAACGTACTAAGAAAAAATCAATTACACTTGTTCGTCGAGTTGACTAAGAAACTGTTCAAGCTGTTCTGTAGTATCATCTTTGTAGCTGTCCCATAATTTCCAAAAGTGGTCAATATTATAATCTACTATTTTCTGACAATCTCTAATAAACTGGTCAAGGTCTAAACTTAGTAATCTTTTTATCTCTTCTACTAACCAAGTTCCGCTGTCCATCCATCTATTCATGCCTGCAAAGTCTTCTCTGATAATACCGTTAAATGTTTTAAATCCTAGTTCGTGCAATCTGTTATAATGATTAGCACTGGCTAATGCTAAGAAAGGATGTCCTGCTATAATAGGCTTCCAGGTTTTTTCAGATATTAAACTATATCTATGCAACACAGTACTTTCAGCAAACACTGAAAAGTACGTATCGGTATATTGTTTAATTATAACAGGTCCAGCGGCCCAAGTGTCCCAATCTATTAGATTTTTTCCAGTTTGCGGATCATACTCTGACGGCAATTTATTTCCATGAGTCGCTTTTGGGTCATCCATATTAATATTTGACCATAACGCATTATCAAGTAGGCCTTGCCCATGTAGATCCCTAATCAATCTACTCCTATGCGTTCTTATCCTGTTATTAAGAAATAAAAACGTATAAGGTTTCTGATAATGCCGTATCATTAAATGTCTGTTGTCTTGATTAGCGTTACCAGTTAGCCACATTAGATATTCAATATTTAATGAATTCATTTTCTCCGGCATTTGTCCTGAACATATAATACTAAACTTTTTGTCTAATGCTAACAGTAACAAACCATCCTGATCCAGGTGCCTAATTAGCGTGCTAGAGCCTTCTATGCAGTTTTCTAATACAACATGCTCATTGGTATTCTTTATATAATCGATATGGGCCTTATTGTCGTTACAATAGGTAGCCACTGGAATTATCTTTATTGCATCTTTTGGTAGGTTGGGTAGTTCTGCTGTTGTGTAATGGTCAGCACGGTTATAAAAGTCTTTAAGTTTACTGCTCTCGTGTATGTAAATTTTCATCTAATAATTTCATATGTAAGGTTACTAAGACTGCATAACTTACAGCATGTGACTTCTTAAAGAAATACTGCTCGTCTGTTTTGGTCCATATGTCTTTACTTATATCTGACCAATTCTTTCCTACTAGATGTCGTTTACCAGGACGTATCAATGCTAAGAACATTGCCATACGAGGTATTGAATCTAATTCTAAATTACTATTAAGATCATAATGATTACCAATGTGTATGACCTGTTCAAAGAACTCACGTTCTTGTAATCTATGCCAGGGAGTGTCACGTACCATTAGTTCATCATAATGTGCCTGGTCTTTAATTAACTTATAGACATTTACGTTAAGAAAGTCAATTTTAAAATAACCACGTTCTTCTGCAGATTGGTAATCAATTGATGATGTATCCGTTAATGGATTATAAGGAATATCAGTAACATACACACCAGAGTTATGTTTACGCATGCCCTGTTCATTATTCTGCATTGCAGAAGTATGCTTAATTAATTTAAGTATATCTTCGCGATCTGCAAAGTCAATATCAACATCTGTATTAAATTTTACCATCCTGCTTGTTTTAACATTTCCTTAACATATTCAGTATCTCCAGGATAGTCTTTTAATAGTTTTGACCATCTATCCGGATTTACAAATTCATAAACAATAGATAGCTGTTCTTGATTTAGGTTCTCTAATAGGTCATGCCCTGTACTACAATTAAATATAATCCATCCTGTTACTCTGCCAGTAACTATATAATGACAAAGTTTGTTTGTATTTCCATATCTTAAAAAATCTTCACTTGGGGAGTTAACTTCTTCTGCCCAATCCAATGACGTTTCCAATGCTCTGGTTAATGCATCTGTAGCATTTTCTCTAAAGATATATTCCTTTAAGAATTCGTCATA